AGCTCTTGGCCGTTAGCTCTTGGCTTTTTAGCTAAGAGCCAAGAGCCAAGAGCCAAAAGCTAGCCCATGAACCAATCCACTCCGAATCCGATTCCCGCGGTCTGCATGCTGCTTGGCGCCGCCGTGCTGGCATTCGGCGCCTGGTGGATCTACCGGCCAGCCGGAGTCATCGCTGTAGGCCTGATGCTGCTTGGTTTGGGGCTGTTTGGGCGCAGTGGCGGAGGCCGGTAATCGATGCGCCTGATGAAACAGCTTCGCAGCTTCCTTTCGACAGTTTCCTTCCGTGCCGATTCTGGCCTGGGCATCATCGGATCGCCGTCTCCGGATTCCGATTACTGGTATCACGGGCTGGGGCAGCGCTCGGCGGCCGGGCCCAACGTTTCGCCGGGGACCGCGACTCGTCTGGCGGCCGTGTTTGCCTGCACACGCGTATGCGCCGAGACGCTGGCTTCTCTTCCGGTGGGCATTTACCGCGAACGCAAGAGCGGCGGTCGGGATGCAGCCACCGATCATCCCGCGCAGGAACTGTTTCTCAAGCCCAACCCATGGCAGACGGGCATGGAATTTTTCGAAATGATGCAGGGCCACCTGGAGCTACGCGGCAATGCCTATGCGCACAAGGTTCATGGGAATGGCCGGGCGATCGATCAGCTGATCCCGCTGCATCCCGATCGCGTGCGGGTGTATTTGCTGCCCGACAATCGTCTGCGCTATGAAGTCACGGCCTATTCGAGCGGACAGATCGATCGCTACAGTCAGGACGAGATCCTGCACCTGCGCGGCTGGTCCTTCAATGGCATTACCGGGATCTCGACCGTGAGCGCGATGGCCGAAGTGATTGGCGTAGGCCTCGCCCAGCAGGAACATCGAGGCCGCTATTTTCGCAGCCCATTCCCGGCCATGGCGCTCGAAACCATCAAGATGACGGAAGAAGCTCGCGATAAGATGACGAGCTCGCTCTCCGAGGGATTCAGCGGGGAGAACGCCTTCAAGGTGATGTCCTTGCCTCCGGGCGTGACCGCCAAGGCACTCGGACTCACCAACAAAGATTCGCAATTGATCGAGGCCTCGCACGCCACGGCCATTGAAATTTGCGGGGGATGGAGGGTGCCGCCCCACAAGATCGGCGATCTCAGCCGCGGCACTTTTTCCAACATCGAGCAACAAAATATCGAGTTTGCCACCGACTGCCAGCGGCCGCGCGTGATACGGCTGGAGCGCCGCCTCGATGCCGACATTATCGGGCCGCTGGCGGCTTTCGAATCCGCGCCCGGCGACTATTTTTCGAGCTTCAACATGGATGCCCTGTACCGCGGCGACATGAAGAGCCGCTATGACGCTTACTCCGTCGCGCTGCCCTGGATGCTGCGCAATGAAATGCGTCGCAACGAAGGCTTGAACACGATCGAGGGCCTGGATGAGCCATTGGTGCCCGTGAATCTCGAAACGGTTGAGCAGGCCCAGCAACGCTCGGATAATGCTACGACCACGGCCAATGCCGCCGGCCAAGACAAGAATTCGGCCGATGCCGCGTCCGGAGCCGGTTCGGGCGGGGCAGAGACTCCGGAAAATGACAGTCCCGCGGAAGACAGGCAGAACGCGAAGGTCGTGCAGCAACGGCTGCGGGCGCATGTGATGAACGCCGCCGAGCGCATTGTGCGCCGCGAAGCGAAGAGCCTACGGAAAATGGCCAGCAGATCGGCTGCGGATCCGGCGGCATTTCATGGCGAAGTTTGGGATTTCTACCGTGACCTGGGACCGGTGGTGGCGGAGTCGATGCTGATCCCGCTCGATTCCGCGGAAGCATACTGCATTAGCCATGCCGGCGCCGTTGTCAGAGCAGAAGCCGCGGTTCTCGAGCTGGCCATTGACCGGATCGAGGAAGAGGGCGCTATGGGCCTCGCCGAGAGCGCGTTGTTGCATAAAAGTAGCCATCCGCGCCTATCTGATTGCCAGCAAGCTGGAGTGGACGCAGGACAATCTGCAAAAGGCAGTCGCGAGCTATGAGCTAGAAGCTAGGAGCTAGAAGCTATGAAGTACAGCCGCATCATTGCCGAATTTTACCGTCGAGTCTGGGCCCTGAAAGAAGAGACCCTGATTTCGATGCAGGACCTGATCCGCCAGCAGTCCGAGGGCGTGAAGTGGAGCCTCGCCGAGATCCGCGAGCGCATTGCCGCGGCCAACGAGGCCAACGGATATCTCGGTCACGAAAGCATGGAGGCGCGCTATCTGGCTTTTGACGATGAGCCGATGCCCATGCAACGTGCCAGCGGCAAACGCAATGCCGCGGGCAAAGGCAGCGTAGCTGTGATCCCGATGACTGGAATCATTTCGCACCGCATGAGCATGATATCGGAAATTTCCGGTGGCGGCGGCGGATCCACGCAAGCTCTCACGGCACAATTCCGCCAGGCGCTTGAAGACGGCAACTGCAAAGCCATTGTCTTCGATGTGGACTCACCCGGAGGATCGGTCGAAGGCGTGATGGAGCTGGCACAAGAGATTTACGACGCGCGCAAGCTGAAACCCATTAGCGCCGTCTGCAATGCCATGGCCTGCAGCGCCGCCTACTGGCTGGCTTCGGCCGCCAGCGAAGTGGTTTGCACGCCCAGCGGACAGTGCGGCTCGATCGGCGTCTACATGATGCTGCAGGACGAATCGGAAGCGCTGAAAAATGAAGGCGTCAAAATCACCCTGCTCAAGGCCGGCAAATACAAAGCCGAGGGCCACCCTGCGGAGCCACTCAGTGACGATGCGCGCAATTTTCTGCAGAGCCAGGTCGACAGCGTCTATGGCATGTTTGTGAAATCGGTGGCCGCACAGCGTGGCGTATCGCAAGCCGCGGTGCGCGATGGTATGGGCCAGGGCCGGAGTCTTTTGGCGAACGATGCGGTGAAAGCCAATCTGGCCGATCGCACCGGCACACTCGACGATGTGCTCGAAAAATACGGTGTGAAGAAAACCTCCGGTGCGAGAGCAGAAAACCCGCCCTCAGCCCTCAGCCGTCAGCCGTCAGCGAAATCTCTGCCCGACGAAGACGAAGACGATGAAGCTCGCGCCGAGGCCTGCGATGCCTGCAAATCCTGCAGCGCCTCGACTTTCTGTGGCTGTCACGCGGGCATGACAGATGACAGCGTGGCCTGCACCTGCGGCTGCAACGCCTGCCGGGGCTGCGCAGGCCGCGGCGGAGCGCACGCATATGCGCATGCGGCCACCACTCCGAGTGAAGATGAGGCTCGGGCCGAAGCCTGCAAGGCCTGCAAAGCGTGCAATGCATCCACCTTCTGCGGCTGCCACGCGGGCATGACCGATGACAGTGTAGCCTGCACCTGCACCTGCAATCCGTGCCAGAGCTGCGCGAACAGAGGCGCCAAAGGCGCGGCGGCCAAAGAGGAAGCCGCAGTTGCCGGCGATTATTTACGCGCGATCGCCAAACGGCGGCGCCAGCTGCACCTGCTGTAAGCAGCTTCTAGCTCCTAGCTCAACCCATTTTCGCCCGCCTATGCGGGCTTTTTTATTGCCACAAAACCGGCCAGCCTTCATTCCTTCGATTGACGGTCTTCCCCGGGCACCATGTTCCACAAATCCATTTAGGAGATCGTCACCATGAAACCAGTCAGCATCGACGCGATCCGCCAGCGCAAGGTCGAAATCGAGGCCAAAATCGCGGGCATCATCGCAGCGCAGCAAACCCTGCTGGACACCGCAGAAGAAGCCAAACGGGACCTGAACGCCGACGAACAAAGCGCGTTCCTGTCCAATACCGAGAAGATGAAGCCCCTGAAGACGCAACTGTCGAACCAGGACTTCATGCTCACCGAGATCGCCGGGCAACTCGAGCGCGAAAAGAATCTGGGCGCAGTCATCGTCACCGATGGCCCGGATGCCAAGAAAGATTCCCGCAAACTGTGGGCCAAGGGCTTTGCCCAACAGCTCCAGGCCGTGGCGCGCGCCGAGCGCACCGGGCAAGTGGATCCCCGCCTCACTGGAATCTTTGGTGATTTCGACGAGCGCGGCGTATTCCAGGCCGCCGGCGGCTCTGACGGCGCCTTGAACGAAGCGGTCCCTTCCGAGGGCGGCTTCCTGGTGGGCGCCGACACTTCCGAGCGCATTTACCAGCGCACTTACCTCACTGGCGAGATTACGCGGCGCTGCCAGCGCCAACCGATCAGCGCCAACTCCAACCGCCTCAAGCTCCGAGTCGTGGATGAAGATTCCCGCGCGGATGGTTCGCGGATGGGCGGCGTTTTGGCCTTCTGGGCGAATGAAGCGGACACGTTCATGTATTCGCGGCCAAAGTTTCGCGAGATCGAACTGTTTCTCAACAAGCTGACCGCGCTGGTGTTTGCCACCGACGAGCTGCTTGCCGATGCAGCCGCTCTCGAGGGCTGGATCATGAACAACATGCCCACAGAATTGGCGTTCCGAGTGGAGGACGCAATTTTCCAGGGCACGGGCGCCGGCATGCCGGCCGGCATCTTCAACTCGCAGGCTTTCCTGTCGTTGAGCCCGGGCTCGACGGCGACCGTGGTCACGACCGCCGATGTACTGGCCATGTGGGCGCGCTTCTGGCACCCCGGCCTGAAAAACCACATCGCCTCGCAGTCGAGTGAGAACTTGACGGTGGGCGCTGCAGGACAATTGCCAGCCGCTGCCTGGTTCATTGACCAGACAGTGATTCCGCAATTGTTCCAGATGCAGATGGCGGGAACCGCGGGCTCCGCGGTCATCCTGTTGTACCATCCACCCGGAGACAACCCGCTGTACGGTCCGTATGGCGAGCTGCTCGGCCTGCCCGTCATTCCGACCGAACACAACGCAGTCCTCGGCACCATCGGCGACATTGTTCTCGCCGACATGTCGCAGATGCTGCTCGCCGACAAGGGCGCGCCGCAAGTTGCGGCCAGCATGCATGTTCGTTTCGTGCAGGGCGAAATGGCCTTCCGCTTCACCTACAGAGTGGATGCGCAGACCACCTGGAAAAAACCCCTCACCCCGAAAAACGGCGGAGCCACGCTCTCGCCCTTCGTCGGCCTGGCCAGCGGCGCGAATAGGTAATACCTCGCTTTTGGCTCTTGGTTTTTGGCTTTTAGCTAAAGGCCAAGAGCTAAGAGCCAAGAGCCC